ACTACTACATAAACAAATAAGTTATTAAAGGAAATATAATATGGTACAACTATTGGGATTCCAAATAACGAGACCAAAAAAGGAGACGGACAGTAAATCTACACAAGCATTTACTGTTCCTTCTTCTGATGACGGCACAACAACTATATCTGCTGGCGGATATTTCGGCCAATACTTGGATATGGATGTTACTGCAAAAAATGAAGAAGGTTTAATAAGACGATATCGGGAGATTGCTCAACATCCAGAATGTGATATGGCAGTTGAAGATATCATCAATGAGGTTATTGTATCAGATGAAAGAGATTCATCGGTATCAATTTCCTTGGATAAACTAGGAATTTCTGATAACATTAAAACAAAAATTCGTAATGAGTTTGACGAAATTTTAAGTTTATTAAATTTTGATGAAAAAGGTCACGATATTTTTAAGCGATGGTATATTGATGGAAGAATATACTTCCATAAAGTAATAGACCCAGCAAGTCCTCGTAAAGGAATAACAGAACTACGGTATATTGATCCACGAAAAATTAAAAAGATTCGTGAGATTAGAAAGAAAAGACCAGATGGTCCTACACCTTATGGATTATCAATCATTGATGAGTTTGAAGAGTATTATATTTACAATGAAAAAGGTATTACAAATACCACATCTGGCGGGATAAAAATTGCTACAGACGCAATAACATTTTGTCCTTCTGGTCTAATAGACCAAAATAGAAATATGGTGTTGTCTTATTTACATAAGGCAATTAAACCAGTCAATCAATTACGTATGATTGAAGACGCTGCTGTTATATACAGAATAGTTAGAGCGCCTGAAAGAAGAGTATTTAAGATTGACGTTGGTAATCTTCCAAAAGTAAAAGCAGAACAATATCTCCGTGATGTTATGGCAAGGTATAGAAATAAACTTGTTTATGACGCAGCTACTGGAGAAGTTAGAGACGATAGAAACTATATGTCTATGCTTGAAGACTTTTGGTTACCAAGTAGAGAAGGCGGCCGAGGTACCTCTATTGAGACGTTACCTGGTGGTGCAAATTTAGGTGAAATTTCTGATATAGAATATTTTAGATCAAAACTTTACAGAAGTTTAAACGTGCCTTCAAGTAGATTAGAAGCATCCTCTGGATTTAATTTAGGTAGAAGTACTGAAATTACTAGAGACGAACTTAAATTTACGAAGTTTGTACAAAGATTGCGTAAGAAATTTACGGAAGTATTTAATGATTTATTGAAAACACAATTAGTTTTAAAGGGTGTTATTGCTGATGAAGATTGGCATATGCTACACCAAAGAATTAAATATGACTTCTTACAAGATGGACACTTTGCAGAATTGAAAAATGCTGAAATGATGAAAGAAAGACTATTACTTGCTAATGAAGTAAGAGATTATATTGGTAAGTTTTATAGTACTCAATATGTAAGAAAGAATATCCTTAAGCAATCAGATAGAGAAATAGACGAAATAGATAGACAAATTAAAAAAGAGATTGACGATGGAATAATATCTTCGCCAGAGGCGCAGGTAGATACAATGGAACAAGTCTCTAAAGGAGAAAAATAATGTCAGAAGAAGTTAAAAAGTTTGTTGACGCATTAGCAGACCAAGATAACATAGGCGCAGGTGAAGCATTTAAGGATGCTTTACGTACAAAAGTTGGTGACGCTTTAGACGCTCAAAGAAAAGATGTTGCAAGTAAAATTTTCAATCCAGATAATTTTGTGCAACCACAAAGCGACGCTAAACCAGCGGTAACTGATCCAGCTGCAAGAACGGACCAAATTATGGACGCAGATGGTAATCAAATTAGTTTTGAACCAAAAACGGCAGATGGTCAAACTGAACCGACTGCACCAGAACCGGTAACACAGGACGCAGGAGTGGAATCAGGAGTATCTGGTGACGCACCAGTAGAGGCGCCAAGTGGTACAGAAGGTCAGTAATATATTTAATAGTAAAGAACTATTAGATACACCGAGTTATAAAGAATTATCACCTGTAATGAAAGACGTTATAGGTGATTTGACTAATAAAGAGTATAAGGACAACAACTTTGTGCCAGATTTTGAAGCAAATGTTGACACTTTGTCTAATAAATATAATGTAGATAAACAAGATGTTTATGATTATATTGAGAGAGAAACGAATAATATATGAGCAAGAGATTAGATATATCAAGTGAATCGGCTGTAAGTATGCCAATGAAAAACCTAATTGCTATTGTCGGAGCAGTAGCTATGGGAGTGTGGGCATATTTCGGGGTGATTGAGCGGTTAAATAAATTGGAAACTAATACAACATTATTAGAAAAAGATTTAACACAATCAGAAGAAGCTTTAGGTGCTGATATAGAAAAGAATAACGAATTTAGGATCAAGTGGCCAAGGGGAGATTTAGGTTCTCCGCCTGCCGATTCTGAGCAATTTATGTTGATTGAATTTTTGAGCGGACAAGTGGAACAAATCCAGAAAGATTTACAAAATATGATGAACAATGCCGTTAATATTGAGAGATTGCAGAAGGATATGGAGAAGGTTTTGGCTGACGTTGAAAAATTAAAGGATAAAATAAGAGGTGTCCAAAACGGACATACAATAGGAGAGTAAAGATGGATGCAGCTACATTAGTTACCATTATCACAATGTTTATTGTGACCGATACATCTAGCGAATTTGTTAAGTATGATGGCCTTATGGATTGTTTGAAGGAAAAAAGAAAGATTGAAAAAATGAAAGATGGTCGTAGAGTTATTTGTGGTCCATCAATGGCAGAAATAGATAAAGACGGTAACATTATTAGTATTAAAAATAAAATGCCAGACCAATCAGGTAGTTTAAAACTTGGTGGTACAGCTAAATCATTAACAGAAAAGAAAAAAGAAAAAAAAGTTAAAGTATTAACACAGGATTAATTATATGAAAAAATTATTTGCGATATTAATTACATTATTATTAGTGAGTTGTGCTCCAACAAAGAGCATTAAAGTAGATCAAGAAGTAGGATTACTTCAAACCGTAAAAGAACGGGGTTATGTTGTATGTGGTGTTAATGCAGGTTTACCTGGATTTTCTGCTCAAGATGAAGAAGGAAATTGGAGTGGTTTAGATGTAGATTTCTGTAAGGCAGTTGCAGCTGCTGTATTTGGTGATTCAAGTAAAGTAGAATTTATAGGACTAAATGCTGGTCAAAGATTTCCAACATTGGCGTCCGGTTCAATTGATTTACTTGCGAGAAATACTACTTGGACAATTAGCCGTGATGTTAATTTAATGTTTGAATTTGCAGGTGTTAATTACTATGACGGTCAAGGATTTTTAATACCAACAGATTTAGATATTAAGAGTGCAAAAGAATTAGATGGTGCTTTTGTATGTATTACAAAAGAAACTACAAGTGAATTAAATTTAAATGATTACTTTGCAGAAAACAATATGGCATATCAACCAATATATGTTGAAGGTAATAAAGAGGCAAAAGCAAAATTATTTGGTGGTGATTGTGATGTATTCACAACAGACGCTTCAGGTTTAGCTTCAGCAAGAGCTGGCGCAGAAGACCCTAGTAAATGGATGGTGTTGCCAGAAATTATATCTAAAGAGCCTTTAGGTCCACTTGTAAGACAAGGCGACCAAGAATGGGAAGACGTAGTTAGATGGACACATTTCATTATGGTTAATGCTGAAGAGGCAGGTATCACAATGTATAATGTTGATATGATGTTGACTGCAAAAAATAAAGAGATTAAAAGAATATTAGGTGTTGAAGGTTATATTGGTCCTATGTTAGGACTTGGTATGAAATTCGGTTATAATATTATTAAACAAGTAGGAAACTATGGTGAGTCTTATGAAAGAAATGTAGGACCAAAAACTCCACTTGCTTTAGAAAGAGGATTAAACAAACTTTGGAAGGATGGTGGAATAATGTATGTACCACCAATAAGATAATATGTTTAAAAAATTAATAGACAAAATAGGATTTAGAAATGGCGATACTAGATGGATGCTTAAAATTTTAGGTGCCTTATTTTTAATTGCTATAGTATTTGGTGTAGTATTGCATAGTCAAAGAGCTAATGCAGATTGCACAGGTTGTGGAAAAGATGGACACGAACAATGTCCTTTAGAAGGTGAAGAACATTCACACGCTCCAAAACCAGAAGTAGTTTTTGCTGTATGTGTATTTTCAGATGGACATTTAATTGACCATAAAGGTGCAAATAATATGTCCGATTGTTTGAAGACTAAAAGAGAAGTTGAAAAACTTTGGAGAAATAGAGCAGAAGGTACAGATAGCGTAGAAATTAATGGTATCACTTATAAGATAGATGGTGAATCATTAGCATTTATGTGTGATCTAGTTGACGCAGAAGTACATCACTATAATGATGGTACTTGGGAAATAGTTAAAATACTAGGCAAACATAAGAAGGAAGAATAATGTTAGAACAAATTAAAAAATGGTTAATAGAGGTTTCAAAAGAAATTTGTGGTAGTTCTGTTAAGACAGCAGGAACTATATGTGATGAAACAAAGAAAGCAAACTCTAAATTAATCAAAGCAATAATGGATAGTATCTAATGGCTTGGGTAGATGTACCAGGTTCAAATAGTGTTTGGCAATATGAAAATGGTGCCACAGCTTCCAATACATATGCAGACGCTCCTGGAACATATTCAGGTGGTGTAAGAACATATACTTATCCTGGCACTAGTGATACGGTAGAAACTTATGCTAGATGTAGAACAAAATCTGATTCAGTTGAAAGAGGTGAGTTATCAAAAACTTACTATGACGG